GTCCGCAGCATTTGACCCTGCTCGGTGGCGAGCCAGCGCGCGTCGACGCCCCACTTGTCGGCGATCTGAAACATCATGTCGGCGGAGGGGGTGCTCCCGTCCATCCAGCGGTCGACGGTCTGCTTGCTGATCCCGAGCGATGAGGCGATCGCCGTCTGGCTGTATTCGACGCCGGCGTGCGCGGCCGCCAGCTTGAGACGGTCCCTGAATGGCATGTCCGCAAATACTGACACGCAAGCCCTTGATTGCGCGCGCGGGTCCGCAGACGTTGACAAATCGTCCGCATCAGCGGACATTGGCCGCCCATGCAATACGCGGACCTTGTGGCCCATTTCGGCGGGCCGTCCGATGCTGCCGACGCGCTGGGCATCGACGACCGTCAAACCGTGCACTCCTGGAAGACCCGGCGCATCCCCTCCAAGTGGCAGATGAAGGCGCAGGCCATCACCGGCGGGAAGCTGACCGCTGACGCGCAGGCGCGCAGCGAGGCGGAAGAGCTCGCCGGGTACCTCGAGCAGGTGCGCGCGGCGACCTGATTCCGACGCCGGGCGCGGGCCTGCGGTGTGAGGGGGCGACGGACAAACAACGGCGGGCGAGGGAGCCCGCGAAAGTGGGGTGGGGAAGTGGCTCTCGACAAAAAAGACGTGCGGGCGAAGATCTCGCCCGAGGCGCACGCGCAGCTCGTCTCGCTGGCCGAGCTATACGACAAAGACGTCGCTGAGTTCGCATCGTCGCTCCTGGAGCGGGCCCTGTTGGGCGAAGCCTACGTCGGCAAGCTATACGCCGAGCGCATCGAGCGCTGGGGAAAAACGGGGATTCCGCGGGAATCGGAGGGAAAGGTAAAGCGGCTGCGGGGGGCGTGACCCGTGCGCGTCCTTCGCAGCGATGACCTGGTGATTACTCCGACCGGGCGCCGGGCGCTGGTCCGGGTAGTGACCGAAGAAGGGTTCGTCCATCTTCTGTACCTGGACAGCAGCGAGCTCGGCACCGTGCACGAGCGCCTGCTGCGCCGGTTGCGGCCCGGGCAGGAGGATCCGCCGCCGGTGCGCATCGACGCAGACGGCAGGGTGCGCTGATGCGTGCGACCTACATGCCCGCGGAAGCACGTTGCCGGCAGCTGGCGCGGCTGATCGAGCGCAATCCGGGCATGACGGTCGAGGAGCTCGCCGTGGTCGCCGGCATTGCCTATCCGTCGGCGCGCGCGTACGTCCGGCGGCTCGAGCGGGAGCAGCGCATCGACGTGGTCCTGGACGAGCCTGCGAGCTCGCGCGGCTGCCGCAAGTGGCTTTTTGCGAAGGTCGCCGCGGCGGTGAAGAAAGCCGCGTGAAGCCGATCTACCCGGGGTATGGGCGCGAGCTCATGCGCCGGCGCCAGGCCGGCGACCACCCGGATCCCGGCGAGGTGGTGCTCGTGGCGCTCGGGTTCTGGCCACGCGCCGGCCAGGGACGCCACTACTGGCCGGTCGGTCGGTTCATCGTGGTGACCGACGACATGCCGCTCGCGCGCCTCGAGCTGCGTATGCTCGCCGGCACGAATCCGCTCGTGGCGTTCGACAAGCCCCGGCTCGAGCGCGCGCGCGAGCTTGCGCTGCTGATCACGCGCGTCGAGCCGCTCAACGGTTGGGTGCACGTCCTCGAATACGACGTCGGCGTGTTCGCTTGCGTGCGCCAGCCTGACGAGTGGCAGGAGCTGACCTGGACCGACGAGGACTACTGGAAGCCGCTCGCCCAGGACCTCACCGCGATGGCGCGCCGGAACCGGGGGAATGAACAAAGCGCGGCATGACCCAGAAGAAAAGCAGCGGCTCGAAGAGCGAGACGCCGCGGGATCCCGCCGCCGCGGCCTTCACGCGCCAGATGGAGCGCGGCGAAGGCCCGCCGCCGTGGGCGCTCGAGTTCGACACCGACCGCCAGGGCAACCCTACCGGGTCGCTCAAGAACGTGGTGCTGGTGCTGGAGAACGACGCGCGCTGGGCCGACGTGATCGCGCTCGACGAGTTCGGCCGGCGTGTCATGAAGCGCAAGAAGCCGCCCTTCACCGTGCCCGAGCTCGGCGAGTGGGAGGACATCGACGACACGCGCCTGCGGGTCTGGCTGTCGGTCGAATACCGGATCCGGGCGCAGAAGAACGACGTCCAGGACGCGGTCTCGGCGGTGGCGGACAAGCACCGCTACAACGAGATCCTCGAGTACCTGGGCGGCCTCAAGTGGGACGGCGTGCGCCGGCTGCAGCGCTGGCTGTTCACGTACCTGAACGTCGACGAGGCGCTGACGCCGGAGGAGCTCAGGGACCGCGGCGCGATCCGCTACCTGGAGAAGGTCGGGGTGAAGACGCTCGTCGCCGCGGTCGCGCGCGCGTACCGCCCCGGCTGCCAGGTGGACACGATGACGATCCTCGAGGGGCCGCAAGGCCTGCTCAAGTCGACGGTGTGGCGCGTGCTCGGCGGCCAGTGGTTTACCGATGCGTACCTGCACCTGCAGGACAAGGATGCGTTCGCGATCATCCAGGGCATGTGGCTCGTCGAGTGGTCGGAGCTGGAGTCGTTGACCCGCGCGGAAGCTTCGACGGTGAAGCGCTTCCTCACCACGCACAAGGACCGCTACCGGACCTGGTACGGCAAGCGCGCCGGCGACGTGCCGCGCACCTGCGTCTTCGTCGGCACGGTCAACCTCGACGAGTACCTGAAGGACATCGACAACCGGCGCTTCTGGCCGGTGCGCTGCGGGCGCATCGACATCGCCGCATTGCGCCGCGAGCGCGATCAGCTGTGGGCCGAGGCGGTGCGCTGGTATCGCCGCGGCCTGCCGTGGTGGGTGCGACCGCGCGAGCGCAAGCTGTTCGTGCCGCAGCAGGAGGCGCGGTACGTCTACGACGCGCTCGAGGACAAGATCAAGGCCTTCCTCATCGCGAAGACCGAGGTCACGACCGCCGAGATCCTGGAGGACGGCCTCAGCATGCGGCCAGAGCGCTGGTCGCTCGCCGACCAGCAGCGCGTCGGGCGCGTGATGAAGCGCCTGCAGTGGGAGAAGCACCGCAAGGCGCGCGGGTGGGTTTATACCAGGCCGGAGGCATGATGCCCTCCAATTGGCTATCTGCAACTGGAGATCAACTGGAGAACGGCGACACTGAGCCGGATCAGGCGCTTAGTGCATTTTCTCCAGTTGCGCTAGTTTTTTTCGCGCGCGCGGGCGCGCGATCACGCGGGCGGGCGCGCGCTCGGGAGAGAAATTCAACTGGAGCAACTGGAGAATAGGAAATGCGACATGGCGATCGACGCTGACACCGAACGCATGATGGTGAACTGGGCTTTGTGGCGATCGGGCTCGCTGACCGGCGTGGCGGTGAGCGGCGCCTACGAGCTCGAGGCGCGCGGCCGCTACGAGGAGACGCCGATGCCGCTCATCAACGGCGAGGCCTGCGAGGTCGACCAGGCGGTGGCGCGCCTGGACGCGCCGCTCAAGCTGGCGGTGGAGGAATACTGGCTGCGCACCGGTCCCGTGGTCGACAAGGCGCGGCGGTGCGGCTGCGAGGCGAAGACGCTGTACAGGCGTCTGGACCGCGCGCACGAGTCGATCAAGGCCTTCCGCGAGGAGCGGCAACGCGCCTCGGAGCGTGCCCGGGCAGAGCTTTCTCATTCGCATGATCAAAACCGCAGGCTCCGGTGACAATAAGTCTGTAGTATTCCGCTACCCTGCGGTGTAGTGACTTCAGGGATGAAGGGTCACCGAGGCGGTGACTGCTTCATGAAATCCCTCCTAATTCAGCGGACCTCGGTCCGCTTTTTTATTCATGCCTCGGGCAGCCAAACGGCCGTGCACCTACCCCGGCTGCGGGGTGCTGACCGAGACCGGCCGTTGCCCGCAGCACCAGTTCGTCGAGAAAAAGGCGCACGAGGCGCAGCGCTCAAGCTCGACGCAGCGTGGCTACGGCTATCGGTGGCAGCAGGCGAGCAAGGGCTTCCTCCGGCAACACCCGCTGTGCCAGTGCCCCGAGTGCGATGAAGGGCGCATCCGTGTGCGTGAAGCCACGGTGGTGGACCACCGCATCCCGCACCGTGGCGATATGAAGCTGTTCTGGGACCGCAGCAACTGGCAGTCCATGCACAAGGATTGCCACGATGTGAAGACCGCGCGCGAAGACGGTGCGTTCGGCAATCCGCGACGAGGGGGAGGGCCGGGTCAAAAGTCTGGGAGCGATCGGCTCTAGACCGGGCGCCTAGCCACGTGTTTAACGTCGCGAAATTAGGGGTGGGGGGAGTTCTGAGGGTGGGGGAGTTAAGAAGGGACGAACAATGCAAGGTCGAAAACCCGATCCGACTGCCCTGAAGCTGATCAAGGGCAACCCCGGCAAGCGCGCGCTGCCGGAATCCGCAGGCCTCGGCGTCACCGTCGCGATCCCGCCGGCGCCGCCGCACCTCAAGCCGCTGGCGAAGGCGGAGTGGGACCGCATCACGCCGCACCTCGAGGCGGCCGGCCTGGTGACGAACCTGGACATGGGCGTGCTCGCGCTCTGGTGCGACGCGTGGGGCGACTACGTCGAGGCGCGGCAGATGATCGAGCGCCCGGCCGAGCAGGGCGGCGGCTGGATGGTGAAGACGCCGAACGGGTACGAGGTCCAGTCGCCCTGGGTGGCGCAGCTCAACCGCGCCGCCGAGCGCCTGGTGAAGTGCGGCGTCGAGTTCGGCTTCACGCCGAGCTCGCGCGCGAGGGTGGAGTCGCATCAGCAGCCCGGGCTGTTCGATGACGACCCGATGGAGGCTTTCCTCAGTGCGGGCAAACAGGCGTAAAGGGCGGCCGCGCAAACCTGACGCTGTCACCGCCTACGCGCAGAAGGTCCTCGCCGGCGAGATCGTCGCCGGCAAGCTGGCGAAGCTCGCGTGCGAGCGGCACCTGCGGGATCTCGAGCTCGGCCCGGCGCGCGGGCTGCGCTGGGAGCCGAAACTCACCGAGCGCGCGTTTCACTTTTTCCGCTGCCTGCGGTTCGTCGACGGCGAGCACGCCGGGCGGCCGTTCGAGCTGAGCGAGCATCAGAAATTCATCGTCGGCTCGCTGTTCGGCTGGCTGACGGACGACGGGTACCGGCGCTTCCGCAACGCCTACGTCGAGGAGGGCAAGGGCAACGGCAAGACGCCGCTCGCCGCCGGCATCGGCCTGATCGGGCTGCTGGCGGACGGCGAGGACGGGGCCGAGGTGTACTCGGCCGCGGTGGCGCGCGACCAAGCGAAGATCTGCTTCGCCGACGCGAAGAACTTCGTCGAAGGCTCGCGCGCGCTGCGCCGGCGCCTGGTGGTGCACGAGAACAACCTGGCGCACCCGGCCTCGAAATCGTTCTTCCGGCCGGTGAGCTCGGAGGGCCGCGGCCTGGACGGCAAGCGCGTCCACTTCGCGATCATCGACGAGCTGCACGAGCACGCGACCGCGACGGTGGTCGACAAGATGCGCGCCGGCACGAAGGGGCGGCGCCAGGCGCTGATCTTCCGCATCACCAACAGCGGCTACGACCGGCACTCGGTGTGCTACCGCCAGCACGAGTACAGCGTCAACATCCTCGAGCAGATCTTCGAGGACGACTCCTGGTTCGCCTTCATCGCCGCGGTCGACGAAACCGACGAGCCGCTGAAGGACGAGGCCTGCTGGCCGAAGGCGAACCCGAACCTCGACGTATCGGTGACGCGCAAGTACCTGCGCGAACAGGTGCGCGAGGCGCTGGGAATGCCGTCGCAGCAGAACATCGTGCTGCGGCTGAACTTCTGCGTCTGGACCGAGCAGGCCTCGACCTGGATCCCGCTCACCTTGTGGGACGCCGGCCGGGAGCCGGTTGTCGAGACGTCTGGACTGAGGGGCCGGGAGT